TTCATGTCTAGAAACATTATAAACAGTATAAGGTAGAACATTGTATACGCCGAATTTCTCTGCTATCTCTAACTTTAAGAAAAAGTCTCCGTACTTACACATGTTCCTAGTCCATGACCATAAATTAAATTCAATATTTAATACGTCATAGAATAAATTATGTAGGACTCTTTGTATATTTTCATCCGATGATTTAATAGTAAGTATATCCCCTGTATCATTTCTAACTGTAGCTTCATCAGAAAGAATATCTAAAGCTGAGGCTAATATGGCATCAGTATCCATAGCTTCATAATCACTGTATAGCTGCAGACGTAAAGTCTGGTAGTTTAAGGTTGGATTATATTGATTACGTGAATTAGGGACATACAGTCTTGAAAATCTGTCAATCAATGAATTAGTTTCATATCTTCCAGATGTTTGTATTTTATTTACATCGGCGACTTTAAGTTCGTTTCCCCCTACATTACGTATAATAACGTCATTCGAAAAAAGTCTTCTTAAACGTCCTAATAAGGATGTATCTGCCATCAGGTTATATTTTTATATAAATAGTATTATTTAAGTAACCAGGTGATATCTTCTTCTCCACCCGGTGTCTTTAAAAGATAAGGATTTTCTTGCATATTACCAACTGTACTTATAATTGCTTGATTACGTTTATTTAAATTGGTAAAAGAAGAAAGTTGAGCTCTAGTCAGGTCCATACCCTGCTGTCTCATTCTTAATGCTGTGTCTCTTACATAAAGTGCTGTTGCACAAGATATAATTAAATCATCGTTATATCTATCTTGAGCTTGAGCTTTACCGTTCTTCCAAACAAATACTCTCATTTCGCTCATTAATCTTTTAGATTGTATAGTAACTGAATGATCTCTTATATACTCTATCATCTTAGCAATAACTAAAGGTCTTGTTTTTGCCGACATTGTAAAGCCAGGAACTAATTTATCTCTTTCAAACTTACTCATATAAGATTCTACAGTCTCCATATTATTTGTAGAACTATAGTACATATTCTTATACTCTCTTTCTAATATTTGTTCTATAGTTGCCCATCCTATATTTGCGTTTTCACAGACTAGCAATGCATCATTATATTCAGATGCTATGCCTACCAATAAATTACCAAATTCTTTAGGGGATATTTTGCCTTTATATTCAGCAACTTGGACAGCATTTTCTATATCAAATATATGGAAAGCGGAGTAATCTGTAGAATCACCACGAGCTACGTCAGCTACTACCATATAAGACTTGCTATAATCTACTCCTTCCCATACCCATAAGTTACTATCAACACCCCTTCTTTCCATTGGATCCTTTTGATATGTTTCTTCGTAGTATGCCATATCTTCTGGTTCGAAAACTGTATCACCAGATGCTAGAAAATCACAATCACATTCTTGACCTGCCATTTTAGGACCTAAATCTGCATCTTGTTGATCTCTCCATTTTTGATCTCTTTCAGGATGTACTGTCCAGGGTAACCTGATAGGTAAGAAGCTATTTTCTCCTGTTTCAGCTTTTTCCCATGTTTGATGGAACCAGTTACCAATACCGTTAGGAGTAGATAGTGCCATACACTGTCCACCGGTTGCTAAGGTTTGTTGTGCTGCAGTAAAGGTTTCGTCTACATTATCTATAAAAGCCGCCTCATCCATCAGTAGTAACGATACCGCTTCCGATCGTGCAGCATCTGGTGATGATGATTTAGCTTGTACTTTTGATCCGTTTTTTAATCTAAGAGATAATTTGTTTTTTTCAACTGATGGTAATCTTAACCATTTTGGTAACTCATCATACATAAAGATTACTTTAGTAACAAGGTTACGAGCTGTAGCCTGAGTTGTGGCTAGAGCTAATACGTTTTTATCTTTATGAAATAACATTAACCATAAACTGTATGCTGCTGCTAAAGTAGATATGCCTAGCTGTCTAGACTTTAAAGTAATAAGGTATTGATTATCTCTGAATAAGTGAAGTACTTTCTCCTGAAAAGGGTAGAGGTTAAATAAGATCCTACCTCTAGTCGGGTGCTGTATATGGCAGTACTTCTTCATGAAGTACGCCGGATCTTTTGCGCACTTGATATACTCTTGTGCGATTATCTTTTTTATATCCTTTGCCATAACTACTTAACTTCTTTAACGTCTAATCCTAATTTGTCAGAATCGTGGTTAGGAGTATTTTTACTCTTGTGAGATACATTAAATCTACCTGCATCAATTACATGATAGCTAGGCTCTAATGTTTTTTTACTGATGTCGTACTTAACATATTTTACTGCAACGAACTGATTAAATAATTCATTAAAGTTTAATTCAGGCTTTTCAGTATTTAAATATTTAACAAAATCTCTTTCTATTGATATCCTATCAACATGCGATTGTACATCGTCTGGTGTTTTTCCTAATTTAGGGAATTGAGGATACTGCTCTTTATAAGCTTTTACTCTATTTTTTAAATCTTGATTTCCAAATTTCTCTATAGCTGCAAACGCTCCTGCATAGACAGAATTATTAGATATAATTTCGGTAAATCTTCTTATATCATTAGGTACATCTCCGTTCTGTTTATCAACTAGTTTGAGTACATCTTCGTATTTTACAGTATTCCCAGATGTTTTAGCTGCTTTTGCACTAACTTGTATTTGATCTTCTCCTTTATAGAGTATATAGTCTAATAACCTATAATTACCTGCAGAAGGAAAAAATACAGAGTCAGCTCCTTTTGCTTGCCCATAAATTATAGCTCCATGAGGTTCACCAAAGTTTTTTCTTACTTCGTTAAAGAACCCGTTTGATAACTCAGCTATTTCTTCTGGGGAAGGAGGATTATCTCCTGTAACAGAGTATGTGAGTGCTTGTTTCTGAAGAGGTGTTAATTGTTCGTTTTTACTAATGCCACCTACTAACTCTTTTTTGAGTGTATCTAGAGATATCTTTTTATCAAGACTTATACCTAACTGTTGAGGTTTTAAATTAAAAAACTCTCCAGCTTTTTCTCCAGTTGGTTTTAAAGTAATGGTTATACCGTCTACTTTAAATTTTCCTTTTGCATTTAGCAGATTAGGTCCGTATTTTCCTGATTGTTCAAAACTGTATAGTAAAGACGGTCTATCTTTAGTATAAATAACTATATGTTTACTTGAAGCGGGGATAATTTGTTCTTTTTCTACTTCAAAATCTGCCATTATTTTTTCCGCAACAGCTTTTGCTTTATCGGTAAGAACATCATATTCTCTTTTATCAAGTTCCGTAACAGTTGGATTAAAACCAAACATAGATTCAAACAAAGCCATATCCTCTTGACTGTTAATGTCAGGATATCCTTTAGTAGTCTTGTAAGACCATTCTAATATTGCTTTGTCTATAAGATTCATTATGCTTCAGGTTCTTCGGCTGGTTCTTCAAAGTCAATTTCTTCACCTCCTAAATCAGCTCCTTCTTCTCCTCCTAGAACGCCTCCTTCATCTCCTTCTCCTTCTTCACCGCCTGTTGCGCCTCCTTCTCCACCAGGAAAGTCTCCTCCGCCACCGCCACCGCCTCCGGTGTCAGTATCAGCAGGTTCTCCTTCTCCAGCTCCACTCATTGGTCCTTCTTTATATAGGATAGCTAATTTATCTAATGCCTGTTGATAATCACTTATCTTATTTATATAATATCTTTTACCCATTATTTGAGTTTCAAAACCATCACCTAACCATTTCATAATATACTCTTGACCGTTCTTAAGATTAATTCTAAACTCAGTAGGTCTAGGAGATATCCAATCTATACTATCTACAAACTCTTTAAAGTCTTCAGTCTGTAGTTTAATAATAGCTGCTTTTAGAGTAGGAAACTTAGCTAAGATAGTATCTGTAGCGTCTTCTAATATAGTTTCTTCTGGAGCACTTGTATCTGGTTCTTCTTCTGGTGTTGGTTCTTCTTCATCTTCTACTTCATCTAGCATAGATTCACTTACATAGCCTCGTTTTTTTACATATGCCATATATTCTGCAAACTTTCTGTCATTTTCTTTTTCGTCAAAATCATCATCGTCATCATCTAACTCTTTATTAATATCTTTGACGATAAAATTACCAATAGCATCTCCATCAGGAAAGCCCATCTTAGCTAGTATAGGATTTTCTTCTTTGACGTAATTTAAATCAACTTGTTCTCCTGCTACATCAACATTAATTTCAAATTCTTTTCCAGATTTAGTATCTACAAGTCTATAAAACATTGTATCAGATATAGATGATTGGTCGTTAGCAAATATTTTTATATTTTTTACTTTACCAACAGTCAGTTCATCTCCTCTTTCTTCTTTTATAAGAGTAGCGTGTTTAACGAACATTTCATGTAGCTCTGCTAAAGATGCTCTATTTCTAATTAAAGAATATTGATCAGGTCTTTCAGTTCTTAAGTATCTTTGTAATTTTCTAAAGTTAGTTCTTATAAGCTCAAATAAATCTCTAGCTGCTTTATCAGTTCTAACATCTTTATCTCTCATTAATGATTTTATATCTTCAACAATATCTTTAAAATCATCATACATTTTTTCAAATGATGCTATAGGAATAACTTTATGAGTTACTTCTCCAGTTTCTTTATTTTCACCATCAAACTTCATATATCGAGACATGTCATTACTGAAGAAATCTTTAGGATGT